AGTGAAATTGAAAACTATGATACATTACTAAACAATAATAAAAATGAACTATTGAATATAGATTCGGTTATTATGAGAATATATGGTAAAATAGAAGTTGAAAAATCTAATAGAATTACGTATTTAAATAATATTGAAAAATTGTCTTCATATAATAGGTCAATTGACCTATATAAAAAATATACGAATTGTATTAAGAGGGATGGCATTCCATATAAGTTAATTCAAAATATAATTCCTATTATAGAATCCGAAATAAATAATATTTTGAGTCAGATTGTAGATTTTTCTATTGTAATTAATTTGGACGATTCTAAAAATATTAATATGTTTATTGTGTATGATGAAAACAATTATTGGCCATTAGAATTATCAGGTGGAATGGAAAAGTTTATATCATCAATTGCTATTAGAGTTGCACTTACTAATATTTCAAATTTACCTAGACCGAATTTCTTAATTATTGACGAAGGGTGGGGTACGTTGGACAGTGAAAACTTAAATTCTGTAAATATGCTTATGGACTACTTAAAAACTCAATTCGATTTTGTTTTAATCGTATCTCACATCGATCAAATAAAAGATGTTGCAGATATATTGATTGATATTAAAAAAGAAAATGGATTTAGTCATATCTCATATAATTAAAAAAACTTAAAAATTCACATATTTATATTAAATTAATATAAATTTGTTGGATTTTTTATGCCTATTTTATCACGCAGAAAATTTAATCGAGACCTAAATAAACTAGATGTCTACAGATTAGATACATCAAATGATATATTTCAGATATCTTCAATGCCTAATATTTTTCCTGCGGGAAAAAGTTATATATTGATAAAAGGAAGTGATTATCTTCAAAATCTATCTGATATAGATTTAGAAATAATAGACTCTGATGGATATTCTGTGTTTTATTCAATATCTAACTCTACTATATCTAATAACAGAATTATTTCAGTTTGGGTTCAACATGATACAGCTGTAGGTAATGCGACATTAACTTTTATAGGAAAGTTAAATGACGTACCAGATGATTGGAAAAATAAATATAATGTCAAATATAGTTGTACAATATATTTAGATAAAAATATTCAAAATGATTTACCTATAAACTTTGATATTACCCCTGTAGTAAATGCACGTGAATATATAAGAAATTATGTAAATTATAATAACACAAAATTATCTAATTCCGAATTTACAAGTGGTACTATAACCGGTATAAATTTATCTTCATTATCTACATTGTATTCAAACGAATTTACTGATGAAGTTCAAAATGTACATTACGAAATTTCTATCAACGGACTAACAAAATTAACACAAAGTTTATTAAATCCAATCATATACATTGATCAAATTACTGGATATTATAAAATAAATGAAAAAATAAAATACACTACAATATATAATTATACTTCATCAATTTCAAGTATTAAAAACTCAAGTGTATTTAATGTAACAACCCCACCAACAACTTCAGATGGATATATTCTAAATTTCGATTATATAACTCCATATAAAATTACGTATAATAATTTAGATACCGGGTCATCAACAATATTTACTGCATCGTACACTGAATTAAATATAGACAATATATCTCCTATTTATGGGGAAGTAAAAACTCTTAGAGTGTACAAGAATATGTTAAATTCCGAAATTACCAAACAACATATTGGTGATTATTCTATACAAAACTATGAAATATTGAATACGGATAATAACATTAAGATAGTTAATATCGGAGATTTTAAAGATACAAATTCATTAATATATTGGACTACATCTAGTATTTATACATCCTCTTATTTTTCATCATCTGTCAAATTGGATGATTCGTTATTATTCGGTGCAGTTAAATTATATACTAATCCGATAGATAACCCCCTTGAATTTTATCCTAATGATACATATATTTCTCGAAAAGGATATGAATATTCTCTTAGTATAAATTGCGCAACGACATTAGACTACAGATTAATAGATAATGCTTGGAATGAAAATCATGGATTATATAACGTTGGTGATATAGTATATGTAAATAATATATCATATGTTTGTACTTACACTCATAACCCTAATCCGTGGAATGAAACAGAACCAGGAATAGGAGGAGACTGGCAAATATTCTGGCAAATTATAAATAATATTACTACATTAACTCCTGTTTCTGAAATTGAAATATATATTTCCGGCAGTGGAGTATTATCTACGAATACATATGGAAAATTAATCGGTACTATATCTACTCAAACAAATAAAAATTATGGAAATATTTTATTTAACTTTTTATCCGATTATGATGGAGAAATTACACCTATATTTGTTATAAAAACTGGAAATTGGTTTATTGCAGATATATCACTTAAGCATGCTAGTGATTTTGGATTCAATCCTATATCAACGAAGATATATATTCCTAATACTTCAATAAAGAGAAATGATTTTTCGATGTATGAAATACAATTTTTAAATTGTAATAATGATATTTCCGAAGTTAAAACATATACTGATTTAATTAAAATTGTTAATAATCCTGTTTACATTGAGTTAGATGACAATATATTGACTGGTAGTATGTACATAGGTACTGAAAAAAATTCCGGTATAGAAATGTCGGGGAAAAGTTCTGGGTATGTAAAGTCTATAGGATATAGCGGTTACTCATCAGCGACATTAAGTACTACGCCTCCAGGTTTCATTATATACAGTGGTTCTAAAAATTTAGCACTAGCACTGGGAAGTAGTGATGATTATGAAGGTGTTGGATTAGAATTAAATGCTGGAAATAATTATGGAAGAATGAGATTTAAAGCAAATTATACAAATTCAATGTTCGAAGTTATTGCAGATTCATTCTTTGTAGGAGATTTAAATATACAATATATCAGTGGAAGCGGTGGCATAATAGAAATTAGTAGTAGTAATTTTCTACTAAGTTCTAGTGGCAATGTATATATTGATGGTGAAGTGAATGCAAAAACTGGTTCATTCGGTGGATTTACAATTGATTCGAGTTCAATCAATTCATCATATTTATTTATAAGTGGAAGCCCTACTAATGAATTAGGATATAATTCTACAGCAAATATGTTCATATCAACATCCAATTATAATATTAAAAGTAATGGAGACATTACAGGTAGCAGTGTATTATTTATGGGAGGTAAAATAGCGGGATTAAATCTCGGAGATTATAATTTAACTTCCGGATACATTAATATTACAGCCAGTTTATCTCAAACAGACCCAGCATCACTTACTTCAAATCACGTATTTAATAATATGTATAATTTTGTTGTATTATCACAATCGGTTGTAGCGTCTGGATCAAAAGTTGAAACTATAAATGGAACTGATTATCTAAGATTACATATTGCAGACGGAAGTGATCAAAACTCTGAAAGTGCAGAAGCATCTGGATCAGTTTTAGGTGGACTTTCTTATACAATTAATTTTAATATGTTTCTGAGTGGATCAGAATCTGGAAGTATTATAACCAATCCATTTCCGTTGAATATAGGTATATATGAAAATAATATATTAATGAAAGTTGAAACTATAATATTTACTACGTCAGAAAATGGTGGAATACAAATTATACCTTCTACAAAATTAATTACATATACTGCACAAACTGATTCAATATTAAAAATACGTTTGGAATTAGGAAATGTTATTCAACAGATGATTAATGCGTTTGTATATATTTCGGATTTTACAATTACTTACTTTGAACCTAAAGTAGAAATAAGTGAACGTGGAATATTAATAGCTACGTCACCGTATAAATATGTCAAGTTAAATGTTGATTCTAATACATTCACAAATTTAAATGCAAATACATTAAATACAAATAATATTTTAAATGGAAGTGGTAGTCATAATTTATATATAAATACATATTTATCAAGTGATTATATTTATCTAGGATTTGATAATAATTTAAGACTTTTTGGTACTGGAAGTGGATTCACAACTAATATAAATCAAGGTAAATTAACATTTGGTACATTTAACGATGTAAATTTATATAGATATTCTTCCAACATATTAAAAACAGATGACAGTTTTCATATAGGTGCAGATACAATTGTAAGTCAATCATTAATATTGACAGGTAGTTTATATATGAAAAGTGCAATATGTACATATAATGGAATAACTACTTATGGACAAGGTGTATCACCAATAATATATGCTATATCTGAGTTAGGTGCAACATCTGGGATAAATATTAATGTAACCACGAATACTGGATTTTATAAAATTAACGTATATTATTCGGTCAATTCTTTAGATGTAGAAGGTGGTTCAATATATAGCACTATTACATATTACAATCCGAGCGCGACGTCCCACACATTAACAGGTACAACTCTTATTGGAGGAGGTGGAAATATTGGAGAATATTATAGTTATTCATATAATGTATATCACGTAGGTACAAATAATCTAAATATAACATTAACAACAGTAGGTCTTGGAGGTGCTGACAATATGAATTATGCGGTGTCTGTCGAGAGATTAATTTAATTTCATATATTTATTATAAATAGAAAGAAACATAAACATGACTGACATTTCAAGATATATAGTAGACAAAATATTATCTGATTTTTTAATTGAACACTCTAACATGAAAAAGGTAGTAGTAATTTATCCAGGTAGATTTCAACCATATCACGCGGGTCATCAGTATTCATATGAATATTTAGTCTCTAAATTTGGAAAAAATAACGTTTATATAGCAACATCAAACATTACAAATTCAACAAATTCACCATTTTCATTTAAAGACAAAAAAGATATAATGACTAAATTGTTTGATATTCCATCTAATAAAATAGTGCATGTTAAAAATCCATATCGACCAGAAGAAATATTAAAAAAATTTGATTCTAAAAATACTGCAGTTATAACTGCAGTTGGAGAAAAAGATGCAAGTAGATTAGGTGGTAATTATTATATCCCATATAAAGGAAATTTAAATTTTGGATATTTAGACAAAAGTTATGTAGAAATAGTTCCTCAATTACAATTAAAAATAAAAGGAAAAATTATATCTGGGATAGAAGTTAGAAATAATTTTAATAGAGAATTGTTTAATGTATTATATCCTAAATTTGATAAATCAATTTTTAATATGATAAAAAATAGACTGTCTACAATAAAATCTATAGATTTAATACATGAAATTTATAGAGAAGACATGCCTCAAATTGCTGATGGTGATATTGCTAACATATATAATATTTGCAAATCGAATTCAATTGAATTTAATAAAAAAAATGTAAATGTCAATTCATTATCGCCTGTACAAAATGATTTTATAAAAAATAAAACATTAAATATTATTAATTCTATTAAAAATGATGAACCGTTTAAACCTATTATAATATCGAATGATAATAAAATTGTAGATGGTAACCACAGATGGTTAGCATATAAAATTTTAAAATTAAATACTATTCCTACATATGAAATTAATTTATCTATTGATAATGCATTAAATTTGGTTAAAAGTATTTCTGATACGACAGAAGAACTACATGAAAATGTTATTTTAGAAGGCGGAGGATATGGACATCTTGCGCACCCGTTTGAAGATATGGACCTTACATTCGGTGATTTAAAAAATATGATTACAACTGCTTTACAAGGAAAATTAGAATTAACTCAGGAAAAATGTATAGACGGCAATAGTATAATACAGCTAGAAAAAAATGGAAAAATTACAATAAAAGAAGTAGTTGATAATAAAATCGAAGATAAAGTACTATCATATAATATAGAAACAGGTGAGTATGAATTTAAAAACATATTGGATTATGCTAACAACGGTATTACATCCGAATGGTTAGAAATAGAGTTAGAAAATGGAAATAGAATAACTGTAACGCCAAACCATAGAATATATGTTAAAAATATAGGATATATCCAAGCAAAAGATTTAACAGAAAACATGGAACTGATTACAGAATAGTTATAACTTTATAGTAATACAGAAAATGAAATAAAAAAGAATATGGAAAAATTAAATGAATACATGCAAAATAAAATCAATTAAAAAAATTACAATAAAAAATAATAGATATGATATAACTGTAGATGATTTTTCTTGTTATTTTGCAAATGATATATTAATTCATAATACAGATGGTCAAAATTTAATGTTTTCTTGGATAGATGATAAATTAAAAGTTGCGCGAAATGGAAGTCATTTAAAAAACTTTGGTAAAAATGCACTGGACATAAATGGTATTTCATCAATGTTTTCAGGAAGAGGTGAAATTCATACCGCATTTGTAGAAGCAACGCGTGACCTAGAATCTGCAATATCAAAATTATCTCAAAAACAAAAAGATAAAATTTTTGCAAACGGTAAAAAATTTATGAGTGTAGAGGTTATATATCCGGCCACAACAAATGTAATTCCATACGGAATGTCTATGCTTATATTTCATGGTACAAGAGAATATGATGAATCTGGAAATATTATAGGTGCAGATAAATCGGATGCAACATTATTAACAAATATGATTAAACAAGTCAATGCCGATGTACAAAATACATTTAAAATAAAACCTCCTAATGATTTAAAATTACCTAAAGTACAAAATTTTAAATCACAACAAGGATATTTTTTATCTAAGTTAAATAAATTACAGTCTGAATTTGGACTATCAGATTCAGATAAAGTATCGGAATATCATAGAGCATGGTGGGAAAAATTCATAAATGATAATGCAAAAAAATTAAAATATGTTATTCCATATACTATAGTAACATCACTAATAAAACGGTGGGCATATGGTGATAAGTCTACTAAAATACCCGAATTAAAATCACAAATTGATAACGATAAATTTAAAGAATGGGTAAATAACTTTGATAAACAATCATATACAAATCAATTAAAAATAAATATGAGTCCATTTGAAAAATTATTTTTAGAGTTAGCAGCAAAGGTGTTGGAAAACATTAGTACGTTTTTAGCAATAAACCCTGATACTGCACTTTCACAAATTAAATCTGGATTAAATTCTGCTATATCTAGAATTAATTCATCTAACAATATTAAAGATATCAATTTATTAAATACACAATTGGAACGATTAAATGCATTAGGTGGTGAAAATGCTATAATTCCTTCTGAAGGAATTACGTTTATGTATAATGGTAAACTATATAAACTTACGGGTGCATTTGCGCCTTTAAATATGATTATGGGTATAGGTAGATTTTAATATGAAAAAATTATTACACACAAACAGAGGTTAATATGGATCAAGTTGATCATCTAATAGAACAACATACTGCAGACAACTTAAAAGATTTGGTTAAAGCAAATATAGGTAAAAAATCAGAACGACCTATGGGTATGATTGATATGAAATCAATTAAAAGTATTCTTAATGGAGAATCACCGAGTATTTCTGTATCTATGCATATAACCGATTCTGGCCTAAATGAAGAAGAAAATAGACAAAAAGAAGAGCGTCATAAATTATTTCAGGAATTGAGAAAAGAAATTAATCCAACATTTTGTCCAAAATGTCAAAAATTTATGGGAAGAAATAAATTGGATGATAAATTTTTTAAACTTAGAAAAATGTGTTTTGAATGTTCGGTGTCATATGAAACTGAATTGAGAATAAAAGGCAAATGGACACAATATGAAAATATGAAAATAGTAGAAAATAAAATATCATTTTTATTAGATACAAGAGATGAAGCCATCGATTTTTTACAGAATGGTCTAAAAAAGGTACATGAAATTGTAGGAGAAGACGGTAATGTAGAAAAATTTATAAATGAAGGATATAATGAAACGAAAGAACTTGTA